TACATGCCCTCACCTTCTCCCTCACCTTCTCCCTCACCTTCGGCGATAAGAGCAGAACCTCTCACAAAGTTGCAGAAACCTGATTTATTTCCTGTCAGATTACATCCCATTTTTGCCGCCCTCATTGCAGTTGACACATAAGGAATATTGCTTAATAGTGCGTGTGCTGCCTTTTTGAAAATAGAACCACCGTTGAGCATTTCGGACGCGTCATAAGTTCTAAATTCTGACTGATTCTGTTGAAGTAGAAGAACATCACGTTGAGATATTGGCGCAATAGATCGGCTCCACTGTCCATTATTCTGCGAGTATATGCCCTCATACTGTACAATCACGTTTAGTTGTGGAATAATAGACTCACTCTGATTTATATTAATAGCTCTCACGACCATGCTTAGGTCGTAGTTTCCTGCACACCCGGGCGCGAGGTTTGCCGGTAGGTTGATATCCTGCCCAAACTTTAACCGAATGTAGCTACCTGCATTCTTTTGCCAAGATTGATAATTATCAACAAGACCATTAATATTTGAAATGTTATACAGCTGATCACTTGTAGCAGATGACAATATCCCATCTCTACCGTTAAAGGTGATAGATAGATTATCAATCAAAAAGGCAGTGTCAGTCGTGGATATTGACTGCGTCGCGGGATCTCTTCCAACGAAGATAAAAAGAGATGAAGGAACCGCACTAAGTTTAGTTGTATTCATCTGAATATTAACAATTCCATTTGGTGCGGTTGTGGATCTCAAAAGGGTAGGCAGTTGCAACATTTCATGATATGGCCAACTGTAACGATCCAAAAGGGGATATGTCAACGGTCTTTGATAGTATGACATATTAGCGCTCACATCATCAACGTTTGTTGATACACTTGATAAAGTGGATAGAGATCCGGGGTTAAATGACCAAATACGAGATAAAGCATCATGACCCAGAATTGAGTTTTGAGCGCCCAAAGTAGCATTAATAATCAATGTTTGGAGTCCAATAAGTGGCGTGGCGTTTCGTGCCTGTCTCCTATCAGCAGAATACAAAAAGGGCGACAAGTAAAAAGGTTCATTAGTTGTAAACTCAATAATTGCAGTATCACCCTGAACGCCTGTTGAGTCATTCCTCAAAACTTTAAGGGAAGCGATAGCGCCGCCTCCTCTGGTTCTCTGTGCACTGTTGTTTATCCAATCATTCAAAGGATCAACGGCAGAACCTATCGGGAGATCATTATAATTTTGTGTGACGTCCAACATAGCGGGGCAACTGTACATATCTTGACTTTGTTTATCATTGAAGAAACGTGAGAAGCACTGCGGGAAATATTGGTTAACGTTTGTTGATGGTGTATCATTTTCTATCTGAACTTGAAAAGATGACAACACCTGAGCCAATGGAAATTGTCTAGGTGCTAGCTCATTCAGTGTACCAGTTGGGACGCCCGGGCTAGCATTTGCGCCCTTGATCTGGATCAATGGAACACCTGCACCAGCAGAACGACCCACAAAAGTGGTTGTGAACTTCACAACAAGTTGAGCCGTAGACACATCAACCATTGAATTGCTATTAAAAACACAATTCACGTTAAATTGTGAATTAGAGAAAGACTGCGACTGAAACACGCGATATATAATATCTTGTGGTCCCACGACAGAGCCGAAAACAACCTCACGATTAACATTTAACTTAGGTGAGATAAGCTTCTTGAGTATGACGGGCGCACTAGTATTAGTTGTCAACATTTATAGTATATATATATGTTGATAATATTTTATTTTTTATATTTAACTTTTAATAAGTTTTGACGATACCTTAGATTTTCGAACAAATAGGAGTTTAACTGACATACTATATCTAGGGTTTAATATGAGTTGCACAAGTTTGCCCGTAAAATCAACGTAATATATGCCCAGTTGTATACTTTGTAATACACTTGAGTTTGTTATATCAACGTACCTATATTGTGCCGTCGGGACATATTGCAGAAACCCTCTTGATCCGCTGTTGTTATCTTGTGATAGGTTGCTCTCAAAATCTGTTAATATTGTTAAATTGCTGTTACTAATTGACGTGTTACCATCTCCCGATATTGGCACACTTTCATTTTGTACACCTATTGACGATGTCAAAACCAATGATCTGACAATATTCCATGAGTATGCAGATGGGTATTGTTGTGTCATCTGATATATTGATTGTCCAGCATTAACAACCCACGATGACAGCACAGCAGGGGCGCCGACGGGTACAGGTGTTAAGTTGTTGCATGTGTCTGCCCTAATATTAAACTGTACATCCAACCCAACGGGTGATGTATATCTATCTAAGTAGAATATTTCAAAACTATCAAAATAATCAAATAAAATTCTATTCATATATACATTTATGGGCTGAAAAACTCCGCTATCATATCCAGACTCACAATATAAAGAAAAAAGGTTCCTTGCAGGATCATACGCCAAAAAGGGTGCCTGATTAACAATATTAAAAATTCCGTCACCATAATTCAACCTCCATTCTGTATAACATCGTTTATAGGCTTCGTTGATACAATTCAACCAATGTTGATAAGTATATATGTTAAATTTAATCCTATCATCATTTGTTGTAGGAAAAAATATAACATTATTTGTTTGTACATTTCCACCGTACGAGAGTGATACTGTGAATTTAGTTATAAAAGGGGCATTTTGTGGATCTGGAGGCTGAGAAATTAGATAATTTGCGATGTTTGCAATTGGCAGAGCATGTCCACTTACGCCAATTCTTACAACTGATACGTACCAATCATGACCTTTTTGTAATATTGCGCCGTTTAATACATCAGATATCTGCGCAGGTATACTATTTGTAAAACTAGAGTTAAAAAGTGTTCCATTATAGTAAATGTGATCAACTTCATGTGGTGAGTGTTGGATTTTTGACGTTAACATTATTATGTATATATTAATACAAAGTAATTTAAATATTTATATATCTTGATACTAATAAATCTTTATCATTATCTCGATCACCTCCGAAAAGCTCATAAAATTGATATTCATCTAGATTGTTATTTAATATCCGTGCAAGTGCCCAACGGCCACACGTTGCAACGTGTCTTTTACCTTTTTTATTATGGTCTTGTAATTGAAAATGATTATATGATACTGTATATTTTTTTGTTGAGTTTAACAACAGATGTACAAGATAATGATATATTTGTTTAGATTTCTTTCTAAATTCCATATCTTTGACAAATTTAAATTCTGTGTCTGGTTTATATCCGTAACTGTCAAAAAAGTGAATCTCGTTCTTATGTGGATATTTAAAAATAAGTGTCCAATGTCCATAATTAGGCTTTGTCAGATACAACAAAAAAACGTGTCCATATGGGTACAATAATTGATCAATAGATTTAAACTTGTATATATCTGTATATGGTATTATCTTTGTTTTTCCTTTCATCACTTTGCGGATATCCATTTCAGATATACTCACGGGTATTTTATTTTGCATTGTATATAAATTAGTCTTTGATAATAAATGCCTTATACTCGCTCAAAACGTACATAGGTTGTATCAATGAAATGTAGAACCAACGTGACTTTAAAGATGTTATCATTTTTATTTGTTTCTGATCTAATCCAGCATAACATTTTAAATATCTATTTACATTATATTTTGATCCATTTAAAAAAAGCATAGTTCCGCTAATATCGGCTAATATTGATTTTGTTTTTTGATAATTACATATTTGATGTAAACATATGATTGATGATATATTATGATGTCTTCCATTACAGTTTATGTCATTGATTAGTTTTTGTATAGCGTCCATCACTTTTTTATTTTGGATATTATCTGTATCATCAAAAACGCATAATGAATCATGCAATAACTTGATATTTAATTTTGATGATAATATATTATCTTCGCTGATATCAATCCTTTTTATATATTTCAATTCGTCATATGCTGGGTCTTCATCGTGTTGCGAGAACATGAAGACTTTATTTTTTGGGTGCATAGCATGATACTTTTTTATATAACTTGCTGTCTGGTAGCTTTTCCCGCTTCCTGTCATTCCTGCGATCACAATCCGTTGTGAACCTTTCATAGGTGGCATTAATTCAAAATGTTGTCCATGTGGTAAATTAATCTCATATTTGCTTTTATCAACTATTTCAGATCTTTTCATATCATATATGCTTTTTTCCTCATCGTCAAACGGTTGAATATTCTTTGATAGATAATATTTAAGTCTTGATATCTCAACAGGTGACATCATCTTATTTTTAGTTTTTGATTTTGTTACGGCTTTATAGAAATCGTCATCTATATTATCAAAATCAATATTTTGATTATCTTCAATGTCTTCAGTAACGTACAAAAGTGTAGATGGTTGATCATCTCCTTTTATCACTGCGACAGCTTCCCCACTTTTTTTTGAAAACATAAAATATATGTCCTGTATATATTATGTTTATATTTTTAAAAATTTAAATATTATAATCACTTTACAAGTTTTCGGGCTCTCTTTACACGTTCATTATATGGCATGTCTGGATATTTATCCTTAAGTTGTTTAGCTTTTCGCTTTATTGCGTTATTTCGTTTTATTGTGGATGCTTTCTGCTTGACCATTGCTGACCGTGCATAAGGATGACATGTTTTACGTTTCATACCTTTTGGTATTGTGCTATCTTGCATACATTCAAAGAATGATTTATATTTTGGTTCTTGTGGTGGCTCATTGCTGACAGGTTGGGCGGAGACTTCCCCGAAAGGTTCTGCGAATAGGTCAGGGTTTTGCATTCTAAACGCTTTTGTATATTTGTGACATGTTTTACGCTTCATACCTTTTGATATTGTGCTATCTGCCATACATTCCGCATAACTTTTATATTTAGTCAATTCAACTTGCAATAATTTGCGCTGGAGATATGCTTTTGTTAGATGTTCGCAGTTTTTGCGTTTCTGCCCAACTTCGTAACGGTTGAGACATTGCGCGTATGTTTCTTTGATCTCTTCTTTTGCCTGTTCTGCCTGTTGTACTGTTGTGATCTTCTTGATTTCTTGGATTGGTGCTAATGTTTCAACTGTCTTTATGATTTCCTCGACTATTGCTTTTTGTTTCGCCTGTTCTTTTGATGCTGGTTTTAGGCTGAGTATTGCTTTAACTTCTCCCTTGCTTTCTTCTTGTAGCACATCCGTTAAAACTTTGGCCGCAGTTTCCTGCGCTGTTTTTCCTTCAATTACATTCTGTATAACAGATGACGCAACCTGTTGCAAAGCTGGGTTAGATAGTGCACCTTTAATTAATTCACCTATTTTTAATAAATCTGTTGGAACACCTAGACTTTCCGCAACTGA